ATGGCAACGAAGACGGGTAATCGCGGACCTGCAAGACAAAGCAATCTACCTGGGAGCCGCCTTGTTGATAATCGTGTATCTCAGCGTGTTTTGGTCACTCCTAGTGATGGACCGAAAGACAAGATGGGGTTTTTGATAGCGCTCATTGCGATGGTGCTAGTTTTCTGTTTGATGCTGCCGATAATTTCGATAATATATTTCGATACCCTGGCAGTGCAAAAGGAAAGCAAAGCCCAGATTGATCGCATGGAGAGGCTGCGCAAGCAGCTCGAGGAAGACCGAAAGAAGATGGACCATGACAACAGGAAGGAAGACTGAATGAGACTGCTGCTTTGTCTGACCATCATGGCGCTTGCTGGGTGCGAGGATCGGTATCGATACACCTGCCAGAACCCTGACAAATTCGATCTGCCTGAGTGCCAGAAACCTCGCTGCTTATTTACGCAGACCTGCCCTGAGTATTTGGTTGCCCCAGTCTTAACAAATAAGATTGACGATAAGAAAGGCGAAGATGTTAAAAAGTAAATACACCCCCGAAGAGATTGAGGTCCGAATCTGGGGCTTTGTTGTGGTGATGATCACCATCATCCTGTTTGGCATTGTGATCGCCTTGCTCTACAGCGTGACGTTTGTCACCCAACCCATCAAGTCAATGGCACCCATCGACCAGGCTTACACCAAGATGTTGAACGACATCGTGCTGCTGATTGTTGGCGGTATCGGTGGCATTGTGGGCAAGCGTGCTGTGGGGGCCGTTACCGCTGCAATAAACCCTGCACCCACACCTACACCTGCCCCTGCTGCACCAGCGCCTTCTATGCCTGTTTCTGCGCCTCCCAGCGGTGCTCTGCCAGTCTGGATCAATCCACCCCTGGATGAGAGCTGGACACCTCCACCTCCACCGACAACGCCACCCGAGCACCTGGAACCCGATCACGTCCGCGAGGAGATCGCGGCAGCAAGACGTGAGGCTGGGCAGTGAATCCATATCTGATCATTGCGGCCATGATTGCCATTGGCGGTGCTTATGGTTACGGCCACCATGTTGGCTATGCCGACCGTGACGCTGAGATGCAGGCTCACATTGCCAAGCTCAATGAAGAGTCACGCGCCAAAGAGCAAGAGCTGGCGGCATCACTGAATAATCAAACTGAAACCCTGCGAAAGGCCAAGAATGAGATCAACAAAAAACAGTCTGACATTAATGCTCTTGTTGATGCTGGCCGGTTGCGCATCCCGGTCCCAGCCGCCCCAAGTTGCGTATCAGCCACCCCAGATCCCGCCCCTGCCGTCAGAGATCGGGACGAAGCAAGACCCGACACTTACAGAGAGGCTATTAAGGCTGTTGTCGCCATCGCCATCGAGGGAGACAGAAACACCGTCCAACTCAACGCCTGCATCGACACCTACAACAAAGTGAGAGAGGCCATCAATGGTAAACAGTGAACAACTCAAAAAGCTGCACATTGGCCCCGAGTGGGTTGATGCGCTCAATGAAACCTTTGGCCGGTTCAACATCTCCACCAAGAGACAGCAGGCTGCATTCATCGGGCAATGCGGCCATGAATGTGGACACTTCAAGGTGCTGCAAGAGAACTTGAACTACCGCGCAGCCACCTTGATGAAGTTGTGGCCCAAGCGTTTCCCCACTCTTGACGTTGCCAACCAGTACGCTGGTCAGCCTAGCAAGATCGCCAACAAGGTCTACTGTGATCGTATGGGAAACCGCAACGAGGCATCAGGGGATGCGGCTAGGTTTATTGGTAGAGGTTGCATCCAATTGACCGGGCATTCAAATTATTTTCACGCAGGCCAAGCCTTGGGCGTTGACTTTGTAATGCAGCCCGAGTTGGTTGCCACACCTAAATATGCGGCACTGACGGCAGGCTGGTTTTGGTCAACGCATGACTGCAACCGCCTGGCCGAGTCAGGGGACTGGGCAGCCTTAACGCGCAAAATTAATGGCGGGATAATCGGTTTGGAAGACCGCATCAAACACATTAATGAGGCCTTGGCAGTCCTGACATGACAAACCTTTACCAGCAGCTCGAAACCCCAGCACCGCCAGATCTACCCTCACCAGGTCAGACCTATGACGAGCGCCTGACTGCGCAAACCCATCGCGGCTTGCTGGTGTACTTTCGCAAGCTCACCAATATCCTGTCAACGGTTCTTGGGCCGCGAGGTGGCAAGTACTTGAATGTGCCTTATGGTGCGTTTCAGGACGCAACCGACCAGACTGCGGCCAACACCACAACGGCATATGCCATCACATTTGACACGACAGACTATGCAAATGGGATCACTCTGTCAAATACTTCACGTCTGAACGTGTCGCAGGGCGGTTTGTACAACGTGCAATTCAGCATTCAATTCAAAAACACAACCAATGACACGCAAGACGCTGAGGTCTGGTTTCGCAAGAATGGCACTGACATTGCCAATTCAGGGTCGCGGTTTGGGTTGGTGCCCAGGAAAAGCTCAGGAGACCCATCCCACATGATCGGGGCTTTGAACTACTTTGTGGATCTGGCCGAGAGCGATTACCTGCAACTCATGTGGCGGCCATCAGACGTTGGCGTCTCCATCGAGCACTTTGCTGCTGGGACCAGTCCAACCAGGCCAGCGATCCCCTCAGTGATTGCCACAGTGAGTTTTGTGTCCAATCTTTCCGCATAATCCCATCATGGCACTCACCGCACTCAGAATCCCCCCAGGCGTTTACCGCAACGGCACTGAATATCAGTCAGCCGGGCGGTGGTTTGACGCCAACCTGGTTCGCTGGTTTGAGGGTACTTTGCGTCCAATTGGTGGATGGCGCAAGAGATCGAGCAGCCAACTGACCGGGTCATGCCGTGGCTTGATCACTTGGCGCGACAACTCAGGGGATCGCTGGATCGCTGCCGGGACTCATTCAAAGCTGTATGCCATGAATGAGGCAGGCACTCTCAAAGACATTACGCCGACAGGTTTGACTGTTGGCATTGCTGACGCAGCCACCAAGACCGGGTACGGGTACTCCACATATGGCAACTTTGCCTATGGTGTCCAGCGCCCAGACACTGGCAGCATCACGCCAGCAACGACCTGGAGTCTGGATACCTGGGGCGAGTACTTGGTCGCCTGCTCAGATGCCGATGGCAAGCTCTACGAGTGGCAGTTGGGATTCTCAACGCCGACCCTGGCCGCTGCCATCACCAACGCGCCAACGAGTTGCAATGCCGTGATGACAACGTCAGAGCGTTTTGTATTTGCGCTGGGCGCTGGTGGCAATCCCCGCAAGGTTCAATGGTGTGACCAGGAAAACAATACTGTTTGGACCCCGGCAGCCACCAACCAGGCCGGGGACTTTGAGCTTGCAACTGTCGGATCTCTCAAGGCTGGCAAGCGTGTTCGAGGTGTAAATCTGCTGTTTACAGATGTTGACGTTCACGTTGGCACCTATATTGGGTTACCTTACGTCTACTCATTTGAGAAGGCCGGTTCTGGTTGCGGGTTGATCTCATCTCAGTCTGTCGCGGCCATTGACACGGCTGCAATCTGGATGAGCAAGTCAGGGTTCTGGGTCTATGACGGGTATGTAAAACCACTGGTGTCTGACGTTGGCGACTACATCTTCCAAAACATCAATTACAACCAGGCCAGCAAGATCTATTCTGTCCACAACTCCAAGTATGGCGAGATCATTTGGTTTTACCCGTCAAGTCAGTCAAATGAGAATGACTCATATGTCACCTACAACTACCGCGAGAACCACTGGGCGATTGGCAGCCTGGCTCGCACGGCTGGCACTGACCGTGGGGTCTACTTGAACCCGCTGATGGTTTCTGCTGACGGGTACATCTACGAGCATGAAGTTGGGTTTGCCTATGACTCTGTCGCGCCTTACGCTGAGTCTGGTCCTGTGGAGATCGGTTCTGGTGAGCAGGTGATGAGCGTGCGTCAGTTGATCCCTGATGAGCAGACATTGGGCGAGGTCGTTGTGTCCTTCAAGACGCGCATGTACCCCACTGCCACAGAGACAACTTACGGCCCATATACGGCAAGTCAGCCGACAGATGTTCGGTTCACTGGTCGCCAGGTCAAGGTCAGGTATACCGGGGCGGTGCTCGATGACTGGAGAGTTGGCATCAACCGTTTGGACGTGATCGCCGCTGGCAAGCGTTGAGGCTTAAAATTTGACCATGAAAGACATCAGACAAATCCTCACCGAAGACCTGGCAAAGAACTATGGTGGCTTTGCCATGACAGTTGATGCCTACTTTGATGGGTTGATGAATGCGCCTAAGACGGGTAACTTTGTTGTGCGCCAGGGTGACACTCTGATCCTGACAAAGAAGATCGAAAACAACGGCATCGAATTTCATTGCATTAACGGTGAGCGTGCAAAAGACCTTGTGTCCAACGTGCAAAAGTACCTTGATGACTTGAAGGATCATGGATACGACTATGCCGTCACGTTTTACGACAACCCGCGCATCAATGACTTGATTGCACAACTCACTCACCCGTCAGAGGTCAAGAAGATCGATGATGGATTGTTCAGAACATACGAAGCCACAATGAGGTTCAAATGGGCGCATTAAATCAACTAGGCAGTGCCGCAAGCAGTTTTGTCGCTGACCCTGTGGGCAGCACCAGCAATGCTCTGGCAAAGGTGGATAAAGACTTGAGCTTGTCTCAGAATGCACCTGCAATTGCGGCAGCAGTTGCTGCATATTATGGCGTTCCCATGGCAATGGAATATTTTGGTGCTGGCAGTGCTGGCGCTGGTGCTCTTGCGGCACAAACAGCGGCAGAAATTTCATCTGCCGTTCCCCTTGCTGGCGCTGGAACTGCCGCTGGCATGGGCGCTGGTGCTCTTGCAGCACAAACAGCAGCAGAACTTTCATCTAGTCTTGGTGGCGGTGCTGCTGGCGGTGCTGCTGGCGGTGCCGGTCTACTTAGCAGCGCAGTAAACTTTGCAAAAGAAAACCCTGCACTTGCATTAACTGGCGCAGGCTTGGCCGCAAAGGCTTTGGGTGGCAGCAGCACGCCGTCATCTTCAACAAGCTCAACGTCCATCGACCCTGACATTAAGGCCGCATATCTCCAGCAGTTGGCTGATGCCAGAACCGCTGCGGCTGGCCTTGGCACAAGGCAGTTTGAGGGGTTCACCCCAGGCTATGCCACGGCAGAGCAGCAACTCACGGCCACCGGCATTGGCGGTGCTGGTCAGCAGACAACCAACCGGGCTGCTGAACTGGCCCTTGCTGAGGCTGGTTACACACCCCAGCAGATCCAGGCCATGACGGGTGCGCAGTACATGTCTGCATACCAAAACCCTTACGAGAGTCAAGTGGTGCAGGGTACGCTGGCAGACATTGAGCGTCAGCGCCAGATCTCTCAGCAGGCACAGCAGGCCAGGGCAGTGGGTGCCAGGGCATTTGGTGGCTCGCGCCAGGCAGTGGCCGAGTCCATCGCAAATGAAGACTACATG